CCGATGAGCAATGTACGCGACGAGATTGTCGGCCTGCAGGTGGTGTTCCCGACCAAGCAAGAGGACACCGGTCGGGACAAGTCTTATTGGCCTTACGGCATGTCGAAGGAGGGCGCTTTCCATCTGATCGGGCCGCACCCGGATCCGGGCGAGCCGGTGTTGGTGTGTGAGGGCTACGCGACCGGCGCAAGTCTGCATATGGCCACGTCATTGACCGTGGCCGTTGCGTTTGATGCGGGCAATTTGCTGGTGGTTTGCAAGGCCATGCGCGAGCGTTTCGCCGGTTGCCCGCTGATCATCTGCCGAGACGATGACTGGAAGACCACGAAGCCGAATGGTGACGCATGGAATCCCGGTGAAGAGAAAGCGAACAACGCGGCGCTGATAGTCGGCGGCCAGGTAGTCGCGCCGATCTTTTCCGGCGAGCGGGAAGCCAAGTGGACCGACTTCAACGACCTGCATGTTGCTGAAGGTTTGGAGGCGGTGCGCCGTCAGGTGCTGGCAGTGGTCAAACCGCCGGCCGCTGGTGGTTGGAAAGATCTGTTGGCACGCAGCGAAAGCGGCGCGCTGATTGCGCACATGCAGAACGTCGAGCTGATCCTGGCCAATGATGAGCGGTGGGCCGGTGTGATTAGCTACAGCGCGTTCAGTTCGAAGATCGTGAAGCTGCGTGCGGCGCCTTATGGCGGCGGCACGGGTGATTGGGCAGACATTGATGATGTGCGGGTGATGAAGTGGCTGGCGCAGCAGTACAACTTGCGGGTTAAAGCTTCGCATGTGATTGAGGCAGTGAGTGTGGTTGCGCATGACCATGCTTTTCATCCAGTGCGGCAGTACCTGCGCAAGCTTGAGTGGGATCGAGTGCCGCGTCTTGAAAGCTGGCTGACGGAGGTCATGGGCGTTAAGGCCACGGATTACTCGTCGAAGGTCGGTAAGCGCTGGATGTTATCGGCGGTGGCGCGGGTGATGAAGCCCGGATGCAAGGCTGACTCGGTGATGATTCTGGAAGGTGCGCAGGGCGCCGGTAAGTCGACCGCTATGAGCATTCTCGGCGGTGAGTGGTTCATGGACACGCCATTTGCGCTGGGCGACAAAGACGGCTTTCAGGCGATCCGGGGCAAGTGGATCGTCGAGCTGGGCGAGCTGGATAGCTTTAACAAGGCTGAGAGTACGAAGGCCAAGCAGTTCTTTTCGGCGTCCACCGACACTTATCGCGAGAGCTACGGCCGCAGAACGATGGACGTGCCACGCCAGTGTGTTTTCGTGGGTACGACCAACCAAGACGAGTACCTGAAGGACGCCACCGGCAACCGGCGTTACTGGCCGGTCGCGTGTACCAAGGTGGATCTGGAGTTGTTGCGCTCGATGCGCGATCAGCTGTGGGCCGAGGCGGTGTTTTGCTACGACGCGGGCGACCTCTGGTGGGTGACGCTGGATGAGGCGGCAATGTTCGGCGAAGAGCAGGACGAGCGTTTCGTTGTGGATGAATGGGAAGGGCCGATTCTGACCTGGCTCGAGGAGTCGCAGATCGGCGAGACCACTACCGGCAGCGACGTGCTTACCAGTGCGTTGAAGTTGGACTTTGGGCATTGGGGCAAGCCTGAGCAGATGCGCGTCGGCGCGATCATGCACCGGTTGGGCTGGCGGCGTGTTCGGTTGCCGGCGTTGGCTAAGAGCGGCCAGCGCCCCTGGGCATACAAGAAGCCGGCAGGGTGGGGCGGTGCCTCGGCGTTGCAGCGAGTGGAGTTCGAGGAGCCTTGCTTTGATTAAGGAGATCGATTCGCTGCTTCGGTTGTGGGCGCAGGAGCTGCACTCGGGACATTTGAAAGGAGGGCTGGCAGGAGGAAACATGGTTGCCATGATGATGGAGAGCAACGGGCAACTGATCAGGGGGCGGCGTGCTTTCCGGGCGCCGCTGGATAGTTCGTTGGACATTGAGCTGATCGTGACCAAGCACCTCGCGCCAGAGCTGGTGACGGTGGTGCGTGAGCATTACTGCACGCTCGATGTGGATATGCGGCTGCGGTATGCCCACTGCGGTTGTGGCCGCGACACGTACTACCAGCGTTTGCATGATGCGCATCTGCAGATCTACTGGGTGCTGATGGGGGCGGCTGCGTGACCCCAGGCAGCGCTCCGGTTGTGGTTGTCCCATTGGCCCGTCTTGTCTCGCTGCGTTTTGATGCAGTGGGACAGGTGCGGGCCTTGTCTTTGTTGGGCTGTCCCACCGTCCCGCCTGGTAGTGACTCCCGCCCGTGTGAGCGTAGCGGGCGAGCACTACGCGCTTACGCGCGAACGCGTGTTCTTTAAAATTCTTCCTTTACACGAGAAAGAAGAAAGATAAGTAGGACAGTGGGGCGAAGCCCCGAATTCAGGCGCTCTCAGGCGTCCCACTTCGATTCTGAAAAGTGGGACGTATGGGACTCCGCCGCAACAACAGAATGCCGTGGTGGTGTATTCGCCGACATTCGCTAGGCGTTCACCCTGCGTTACCCACTTATTCACCGGGTGGCATTAAAACAGGGTTGCTGCCACCGGAATCGACCTGTAAAAAGTAGTCATCTTCGATAGGTGCGACCGCAGAGAGCGGCAGGCACCACACCACCAAACCCGGCCATTGCGCCGGGTTTTTGCGTTCATGGGGTAGGCGATGACAAGCGAGCAACAAGCACTGGCAGAAATGCCGATCTGGTTAGTGATCGTCCTGGCTCTGGTCGGTGGCGTATCGGGGGAAATGTGGCGGGCGGACAAGGATGGGGCGCGGGGCTGGGCGTTGTTGCGCAGGCTCGCGCTTCGGTCGGGTGCCTGCATTGTCTGCGGGGTGACGGCGATGATGTTGATGATTGCCGCCGGGATGTCGCTGTGGACGGCTGGAGCGTTGGGTTGCCTGACGGCGATGGCCGGCGCGGATGTTGCCATCGGCTTGTACGAACGCTGGGCTGCCAAGCGGCTTGGTGTGTGCGAATTCCCGCCGAATGGCGGCGGTCCGGCCTGAAACCACCGGGGACCCTGGGGTTATTCGGAGGGTACGGGGTCGGAAACCCGCGGGATCTTGCGACTGGCCGGTTTTTCCACGTTGGTTGACAGAGGTTGACAGAGGTTGACGGCCCTAGGTTGACAGGAGGTTTACATGACCGTTTTGAGCCGAACGGAATACGCGGCCAGCAAAGGTTGGTCCCGCCAATACGTCGGCAAACTGGCCAAGCAAGGCCGATTGATTTACGCCTCGGATGGCAAGATCGATGTCGAAGCCACCGATCAGTATTTAGAAATGACGGGCGATCCAGCACGCAGCAATTCGGGTACTCGAATCGCACCGGTCGCCGCTACATCGATCCAGCAGCCATGGATCGCACCCGCGCTGCCCACTTCCGTTCCTCAATCTGCGCCAGACTATCACCAAGCTAAAACACGGTTGGCTCTTGCGCAGGCTGAGAGGGCCGAAGCTGACCTTCAAAAAATCACCGGTGAATTGGTTGATAGAGAAGTCGTCGACGAAGCTGCTTTTGCGACTGGGCGTATGACTCGGGATTTGCTTTTGAGCCTGCCTCCCAAACTTGCCCCCGTGTTGTCGGCTATGACCAGCGCCTGGGACATTGAAAAACATTTGCTTGGTGAGATCAGACAAGCGCTTGAAGAGGCTGAGCGCCTGTCTGCCGAAGACTTCAGCCACGCCTTGACCCTCGGAAACTGATCTTATGGATGCCAAACTTGCAGACGGTGCCGAGGTTTACCGGGCGGCGTACTTCCGTGGCCTGCGCCCCGAGCCTGAGCTGTGGGTCGATCAATGGGCTGACGAGTACATGCGTATTCCGCGCGACACAGGTGCTGCTGAACCGGGACGGTACCGCACCTCCCGGACCCCATATGCTCGCGAGCCAATGCGTTGCCTGTCACCGGCGCATCGCAGTAAACGTGTAGTCACTATGGTGGCTTCGCAGTTAATGAAAACCCAGATTGCGCTGAACTGGATCGGTGGGCTGATCCACATGGCACCGTCAAATATCCTCACCTTGCTGCCAAGCTTAGGCTTGGCCAAACGGGTG